ATTATTGCAGATGCTAAGTCCAAGGGTATTGATGAGATTGTTCTTCCTCCTATAGAGAAGTTAGCAGAAAAAAGATTTGGTACTAATCCAGATGGGTCTCTCAGTAAAGCCTATAAGAAAGCTATCACTAAAGGCTCAGGCTTTCACAATACATATGTAGTAGCTTATGATAAAGCTTTAAAACAACTGAAAGCTGAGCTTGGTAATCAAATTAAGATAGGCACTAAAGATTTAACGTATGTTGAGAAAGGCAATTTTGTAATACTAAAAGGTAAGTCTCTTAACATTAAAGACTTGATGTTAGATCCTAAAACAAGTAAGCTAAGATTATTTGAAGGTGGCTTAGTTTTACCAGAAGGTGGAACAAAAGAACCTGTAGGAACTCTTACAGGAGAAACATCTACAGCAGGAAGACCTATCTATCGTACCAAGGAAGGTAAGGATGTATCTGAAATATCTACTACTTTTAAATACAAGGGTAAATGGATAAACATACCTACAATACACAATGGTTTTGTGCGTGATCAAGGTGAACTAATACTTATGCTTGACAATGATGTAATAAAACCTACCAGTACACACAAATCAGAAACTTCTGCAGTAAAAGCAGCAGAAGACCGTAGCCCTACTTTAAAAGGTCTGATGTCCAGATGAAACTACAGAAGCTAGTAAACGACAAGCCTTTGTGGGATGAGTTCTGCGAAATGCTAGATAATAAGATACTACAAGTGCACAAGAAGATGGAACAAGTTACAAGTACAGATGATATGTTTCGATGTCAAGGTGAAGCAGCAGTCTTACGTAAACTTAAATATTTGAGGGATGAAGTTAATGGCAATCAATGATCAGATGGAAATGGCCTTTAGTAGCCCTGCCCCTCAAGTAGATCCAATATCAGGTAATGAAGTTCCTCCGGGTTCTTTGCCAGTAGAAGTACGTGACGATATTGATGCTAAGTTAAGCGAAGGTGAGTACGTTGTCCCTGCTGATGTTGTGCGTTTTCATGGTGTAAAATTCTTTGAAGACCTACGTACAGAAGCTAAGATGGGCATGGACGGGATGCAAGCTGATGGTCGTATTGGTGGTGAACCTGTAGGGGCTGCTCCTATGGGTAGCAATCCTATGGGCATTGAAGGCATTAGTGAAGAAGACATAGCCATGCTTGAGCAGGCCTTGACAGGAGATGCTATGCCAGAAGCTGCTATGGCTAAAGGTGGGCTAATGGACAAGGTAGCATTTGCTGCAATGAACGATCCTTTAGTAAATAAACGTATAAACGATAAAGGTATGTCTGTCGGCTTTGCTGCAGGGGGGCTAACACAATCTTTGTACAGTGACCCTACTCGTATTGACTCTCTAATTGATAAAGTTATGGCTACTGCTCAGACTAACCCTGCCTTTATGGAAGCGTTATCTCAGCGAGGTGTTACAATAAATACTACAAAAGCTAGTATGGAACCTAAGGAGATGCAACAAGCTAACACACAGCCAGTTGCCCTTGCTCACGGAGGACTGACCCACAACGCTCAACAAGGTAATACTGGTACAGGTTTTAACCCTCTAGGATTTAGCTTAGGCTTCTCATCCTTTGGTCAGACTACTCCTGCAGGCCAAGGCGGTACAATACAGGTAGCTTACTATAATCCAACCACTGGTGCAACTATGATGATTGCACATGATGCTACTACAAACAGACCTTTGACAGCAGTACCAGCTGGATTTATTATGGGTTCACCTCCTGTAGTAGGAGGCCCAGTGCCTGATGCAGTCGGTGGAACATCAAGTGGTGGTGGTAATGATAATGAGCCAGACCAGCCAGAGATTGACCCAGATGCTTGGAAGGGTACTTATAATTGGGAAGACTCAGAAGTATTGTATCAACAAACCTTAGATGAATTAAATGACCCCCGTGGTTTTCTTGAGAGCATCTTCGATAAAGGTGCCCTTGGTAAGGGAGCAAATGCAAATACACTAGGTAAACTGCAGGCAAAGATTAATCATCTTAAGACAGGTGGCGCTACTGATGCACAGATAGCAACTCTACAAACTGCATGGGATAAGAGCGCAACATCACTACTTGGTAGTACCACAGGTGGGCCTATCACAGGTGCAATTCTAAAATATTCAATGTCCTATGACACTAAGCAGATAGCAGACTTGATTGCTGATGGCGGTACTTTTGGCGGCCCTGTCAAGAAAGATTCTTCTACTTCTTCTGTAATAGCTCCTGTTGAAAACAAGGTAATAACAAACACTTTTGTAAATAATCAACCACGAACAAGAGCACAAAAAGATAGGGAAGAGACAAAAGCTGGTATTACAAGTGCTGGCAGTGACGAAGATAAAGGTAGAGGAACTACTGCTTCAACAGCTGAAAAAATAAAAAAACAAGTTGCTGCTTCAACTAATACAGATGGCACAAAAACAGCAATAGTAGGCAGAAGAGATAGTAGTGGTAAAAAAGTTGGAGATGACGGTTATAAAAGTAAAGCAGTAGAACGTAAAGAAGCGAAGGATAAAGAAATTAAGGACGTGTTTGGTAACAAAGGCGGCTTGATGAAAAAGAAATAACGACACTACTCCGACAAAAACAATAAGGCTACCCAGCTAAGGCTGGCCCCACATAAAGGAAATACTATGCCCGAACTACAAACAGTAGAGACACCAAAAACTGCAGGCTTCGTTGACTCTAAGTATAACAACGCCAACAAACGCCGCATTCAAGAAGAAGAAGAAGAGCTTAACGGTATTCTGAATGGCGAAGAAGAAGAAGAGCAACCTATAGCTGCTAAGGCTAATGACTCTGAAGAGGGGGATGAGAATCTCTCAAGTGAAGAGAAGACCTACAAGAAACGCTACAGTGACTTACGTAGTCATCAGAACAAACAAGCGGAAGAGCTTAAGGCTATCAAGGCTCAGCTGAATAGCGCACAAGAGCGTGGTGACATTCGCCCTCCTAAGTCTGATGAAGAACTAGAAGCTTGGTCCCGTCAGTACCCTGATGTAGCTGCTATTGTAGAACGTATTGCAGAGAAGAAAGCACAAGAGAAGTTTTCTGGTGCAGAAAGTCGTTTGAAAGAAATTGATCGTATTACTGCTGAGTCAGATCGTAACAGGATGGAAGATGAGATTAGGGCTATGCACCCTGACTTCAACGAACTACGTAGTAGTGATGTCTTTCACGATTGGGCTGGCGAACAACCTAAGTGGGTACAGGATGCTCTATATGAGAACTCTGAAGACCCAGCCTCTGTCACTCGTGTAATTGATTTATATAAAGTAGACAAAGGTTTAGATAACAAAACCAGAAAGAAGTCATCCAAGTCTGCAGCCTCTGCTGTTGTAACTAAGCGTACAACTAGGCTAGATGCAGATGACGCTACTGGGCATTTCTCTGAGTCACAGGTACATAAGATGTCTGCTGCTCAGTACGATAAACAATCAGATGCTATTATGGAATCAATACGTGCAGGCAAGTTTAGCTACGATATGACAGGCGGAGCACGATAATAGTAAATAAGGCATTGACATCTATAGTGTACCTAGTATAACTATAGGTGTCACTACATTAAGTGTAAGCCTCTCGTAAGAAAGACTACCTCACACTTAATACAACACTACCTCGCTAAGTCTAAACACACCAATAATAAGATCTACCTGAATTAGTATAGGCCCGTATAACCTGAGTTACATAACTGATCCTTATGACTCACACTTATATGCACCCTAAAAAGTCCAGCCTCTTATCGGTTAGTTTAGCTTATTAATCATAAGCCAAACACCTAATGGAGGATTTATCCCATGGCTTTTACTTCCGCAGCAGGGAACGGAAACTTACCAAACGGTAACTTCAGTTCTATTATCTATTCTAAAAAAGTACAACTTGCTTTCCGCAAGGCAACCGTAACTGGTGATATTACTAACTCTGATTATTTTGGGGAAATTGCAGCCCAAGGTGATACGGTAAAAATCATCAAAGAACCAGAAATTTCTGTATCGCCATACACACGTGGCACGCAGATAGCGGCTCAAGATTTAGATGACGAAGACTTCTCCTTAGTCGTTGATAAAGCTAACTATTTTGCTTTTAAGATTGACGATATTGAGGAGGCGCATTCGCACATTAATTTCATGGATCTTGCAACCAACCGTGCGGCTTTCCGCTTGGCTGATCAGCATGACCAAGAAGTCTTAGGTTACATGTCTGGTTATAAGCAGGGTTCTTTGCATACACAAGCTAATGCAATTAATGATGTAGTCAATGGTACTGTTGCTGTTGCAGCAGCCGGGACTGACGAATTGTTAGACTCAATGAAGCTCCACAAGGGCGATTTTGGGAATGTGACTACTACTTCTGCTGGCACTCACTCAATTCCTGTGACTGCTCGTATGCCGGGTGCTACTTCCTTACCAACAGCTACCGTTTCACCTGCAATGATTATTGCTCGTATGAAGCGGGTACTTGACCAACAGCAGGTTGACTCACAAGGTCGCTGGCTAGTGGTCGATCCAGTATTCATGGAAATTCTCGCTGATGAAGATTCTCGCTTCATGAACGCTGATTTCGGTGAATCAGGTGGGTTGCGTAATGGTCTAACCATTAACAACTTCCATGGCTTTCGTGTGTATTCCTCATCCAATCTGCCATCACTAGGCACTGGACCGGGTACTGCAGGTACGGCTAACCAGTTGACTAACTTCGGTGTTATTGTAGCTGGTCATGATTCTGCTGTAGCAACTGCTGAGCAGGTCAACAAAACTGAAACTTATCGTGACCCTGACAGCTTTGCTGACATTGTTCGTGGTATGCACCTATACGGTAGGAAGATTCTTCGTCCTGAAGCAATCGTAACTGCTCGTTATAAC